AGCGGAGAAGAACGTGATAGTGTTAAGAAGAGCCTTCCGTCTCCATTGTTTTCGGGCTTATTCAAGTCACGTAACGACAACAACATAATCTCATACACGGGATTGATATGCTTGGACTTTGACCACTGTAATATCGCTGACAAGGTAGCCGAACTAAAGAGAAACAAATACGTAGTATCTTGTTGGGTGTCTCCAAGCGGTAATGGCGTTAAGGCTTTAGTTCAAGTTTCAGAGCCTGAGAGACACTTAGAACACTTTGATGCGCTTCTTGAGGACTTTAAAGACCTTGACCCGTCAGGAAGAAACCTCAGTAGGATATGCTTTGAGTCTTACGACCCTAAGATTTATGTTGCCAGGAAGTGGGATGTGTATGACAGGTTTGTTGAGAAGGTGTACGAGGCTATGCCCATCAAGGTAACGACAAACAACACCGTCTACGAGAAGCTAAAGAAGTGGATGATTAACAAGGGCGAAGGTTTCTTTGAAGGTAACCGTAACAACTTCGTATTCAAACTTACCTGTGGATGTCTGAGGTTCGGTCTTACTAAAGATGAAGTACGTGACTCTATGATTGGCGATTTCTGTGGGGGTTCGTTTACCGTGAAGGAGTTAGATGTTATTCTAAACTCTGTCTACAGAAACTACATCTCAGACTTTAATACTGCCGAGTTTACTGATGACGATAGACTGATACATAGCGTAACAAGGGAGAGCATAGAGGAGAAGCTTGAATCATTAGACGGACCGCTTGAGGATGTGATATACCTTAACGACATCTTTGACGATATGCTCAAGGACTTTCACTCTGGAAATCAGAAGGGTGAGACAACTCACTTTCCAGGTATTGACGAAAGGTTTAGATGGATGCGTGGTGAGATAACGATTGTAGGTGGTATTGGTAACTTCGGCAAGTCTACGATGATGCTACAGCTAATGCTTATGAAATCTTTGATGGACGGGTATAAGTGGGCGATATTCTCTCCCGAACAGTACCCACCTAAGTTCTTTTACAACCAATTGATTCACGCTATGGTGGGGAAGTCACCGTACAAGCATCATCAGAACCAAATGTCCGAGGATGAGTACCGCAAGGCTGCTGAGAAGATTAACGACAAGTTTTTCTTCATCTACCCTGAGAAAGAGATGCCAAGTCAGGACTACATCAACAGAAAGTTTGTAGAGACGATGATTAAGCACAACATCGATGGGTGTATGATTGACCCGTTTAATGCGATATACCGTGATAGAAGTACAAGAATGCGTGACGATCAGTATCTTGAAGACTTCTTCCGAGTACAGAAGAAGTTTGCTTTGGAGAATAATGTCTACATGGTGATTGTAGCACACCCAAACAGCTCCATACAGAAGGATGAGCGTACAGGTGACTACAAGACACCGAGGGTGTATGATTTTGCAGGTGGGGCTATGTGGAATAACAAGGCTGACAACATTATCATGTTTCACAGACCATTCTACAACTCACAACCACAAGACTCTACGTCTCTGTTTATCTCTCAGAAGATTAAGAAAAAGGAGTTGAACGGGACTACTGGAGAGGCTATGCTCACATACGATGTGATGAAAGGTCGATTCTATGACGATGAGATTAACCCCTTAGAGAGAGATGAAAATGCATACACAGTACCTAACAGTAGGGCTATGATTAACGCAAGGCTTCCGTATAATGATGACGAAGAGGAAGTCCCATTTTAAAAACAAAAACAATGACTTATAAAGAAATAATAAAAAAGTTTGACAAAGATATATGGTGGCAAAAAAAATCATATCTAAGAGAAAATAGCTGCCCATCGTATTGGAGAAAAATGATATTTATTGAGTCTCACGACTTAGGTATAGAAGATTGGAGAAAAATAAGGTCTGGGAATTATTACGATAAAAGAGATTCTTTGTCCAATGTAAGTAGAGATAGGTTTATCTTAAAAAAAATACTTGAATACAAGGGCAAGTTTTAGACCGTAAATAGATTACGAACACAAAAACTAAATTAGCAGTATGATTAAGAAAGAATGGGTAACAGAAATTAAAGACAGAACCCCTGAGTGGTTCGAGTACAGAAAAAACGGTCTAGGAGCATCGTCTGCCGCCATCGTATGTGGCATAAGTCCTTACAAACCTACACCGATGCAGTTGTACCACGAGAAGGTAGGAACAATGGAATCAGAGAACTTTATGTCTCCACCTGCATTTCATGGGATACACCAAGAAGAATATGTTGCTAACCTTTGGCGTTACTATGACGGAACTGAGGAAGGGTATATGGAGCAGTTTGAGAGTGGAAATATTATACGCCAGGCTGACCATCTTGTGGGATTCGTACAGAACCCTAAGTACCCACACCTGTATTGCAACCTGGACAGGGTTATTGAGAAGGGTTCACGTAAGCTAAACGAGGACGGAACATTGTCTGACGAGATAACTACCAAGCCTTGTCCACTTGAGATAAAGACTATGAATGGTTTTGTCTACAAGAAGTATGATGGCGTTCCTGATATGTACATAATACAGGTTCATCAGCAGATGTTGATAATGGAGTGCGACTACGCTGAGATTGCTATACTGATTGACGGAAGAGGATTTAAGGTATTTCCAATAGAACGTAACGAGGGAATCATTGAGATGATAACCGAAAGCACCTATGACTTTTGGAAGAGAGTTATACAAGGAAGACAGGCGTTTATTCAAGCCGAGCAGGCTAAAGAAGACGGAGAATACGACAAGTACGATGACTGGATGGGAGTTATCCAACACCTTGAGCCTGAACCTAACGACAACGAACACTACTCAGCGTTTATATCAGAGACACACGAGGTGGAGCAAGAGATAATGCAGGGAGATGAAGACCTACTAATGCAGTGTAAGCACCTTCAGACAGTTAAGTCAATGATAAAACAGCTTGAGAAAGAGAAGCGTGAACTTGAGAATAAGATAAAGAATGAGTTCAGAAAGGAGTCTGTTGAGAAGATTGAGTTCCCAGCGAATGGATACATGAGATACTACCAACGTGCCAACAATAACACTAAAATGTTGGACGTAAGAATCAACAAGCCAGACGAGTTCACTATAGGTGTAGAGCTTGAAAAAATTGACCGAGAAATAGGATATATCATCTAATAATTATACTTTAGCGCAATGGAAAAACTAATAAAACTACAGAACGAACTCAATGTTCCTAAGACCGAGCTTAATAAGTTTGGAGGGTATAAATATCGAACTGTAGAGCAAATTCTTGAGGCTGTAAAGCCTTTACTTGACAAGCATGGTCTTTGCTTAAATCTAACCGATAAGGTTAGCGAACTATGTGGGATACCATACACGGAAGCACACGCAACTATTTTTACTATAGACCCCAAAACAAAAGAGCGTTTTTTAATAGCCTCCTCAGAGGGGTACGCAGGGATAGATGTTAACCAAAAAGGGATGAGTATTGGGCAGTGTTTTGGAGCCTCCTCCTCGTACGCTCGCAAGTATGCTTTGAATGGGCTTCTGTTGATTGACGATAACAAAGACCCTGACACAACAAACACTCACTCTACTGTAAATCCAAGGAAGACAACCACTGTAGAGAAGAAGGCAGGAGTAAAGAAAAAGGTAATGGCAGGTACTGCTGAGTACAACAAACTACTTAAATGGATTTATACACCTAAAGGATCAATAGATAAAGCACTTGAGATGTACGATATCGACAAGGCTACGGAAAATATAATCAGAAAATCAGTTAAATAAATCAAAGTAAAATGAGTTCAGTAAACAAAGTAATCCTAATCGGAAACGTAGGTAAAGACCCAGAGGTTAAGCAATTAACAAACGGCAAGGTAGCCAACATTGTTATGGCAACGTCTGAGAAGTACAAGGATAAAAACGGTGACCGCCAGGAGAAGACCGAATGGCACAACATCGTTATCTACGGAAAGCTTGTAGACATCGTTGAGAAGTATGTAAATAAGGGAGACAAATTATATATTGAGGGGAGTATTACCACACGTAAGTGGCAAGATAAAGAAGGGAACGACAGGTACAATACCGAAGTAAAGGCATTCAATATGACTATGCTTGGTGGAACGGAGAAGAGGTCAACTCAGCCAGAGGCAGTAGCGGCAGGATACGATGAGGATTCGCTACCCTTTTAAGTATCTGATTATCAGTTAGTTAAGAAGCCCTGTCGTAATGATGGGGCTTTTTATTATCTTTAAATATGGCTTACAAGAAAAAAATAAAGCTAACCATAACTGATGAGGTGTACGAGAGGATGCAGTCTCGTAATCAGCTTTGGACAAGGGAGGCGTTCGACCAGTCTGAGGAACTTGCAGGGCAGTTCAAGGACAATATTTTATATATGTGCGAGAAGAAGGGCGTAAAGGTAACCGAGATGGTTAGATGGCTAAACGAGATGGGGCTTAAATTTGTTATAAGAAGGCTATACAAGTGGGGGGAGGTACACGCAATTTACCCTACACTTGTAGAGATTACATTCTTCTCTAAGTATTTTGAGATAGACCCAGGAATAATGGTAAGTAAAGACCTACGTGCTGTAGATAGACTAAAGGGTATTTCTAAAAAGAATATCTAGCATATCCTCCATTTCAGATGTCATCTTAACGTCCATGTATGACCCGTCTGAGAACACAAGGGATGCCACCGCTTTGTTGTTGATGTTTCTAGTGTAAGCTCTTGTGACGTCTTCTATGTGAAACCAACCCACTGATTCTTCGTAATTTGGTTTTGGAAGTGGCGGTGGAGATGGAAGATTAAGCTTCTCATTCTCTTCCTTTGCCATTTCAATTTCTTCGATGTTCGTGCAGATAAATGTAGATGCTCTCATGCATCAAAGATACGAACTATCTTGAGATGAAGTTCCTGCCTACCCTTAACCCAATGTAGTGGTCACCATTAAACCCATAGTCAATACCGTAGTATCCATTCTTAACAGTACCCTGTAGACCGACACCCATAAGGGGGACGTATCTATTCTTGAAGTTACTTAAAAGACCAGCGTTTGCGTGAATACCCAATGCCCATTTTAACGGAGTCTTTTTAGGTGTGTAGGTTACCTTTAGATTCTCAGACCTGTTCTGGTAGTTTTGCCAGTTTAAAGAAATACTGGCTTTTTTTTGGTCTATAGTAGTATCGTACTTAGCTATCTCTGTTAGCCAAGCCTCAACGATGCTAACGGTGTCTACTAAAAACAACGTGTCTAAGCGATTAACTATTATCTCCGAGGTGATTGTATCCATTACGGTAACAAACTCCTTAGATACAAACCTAACGGTGTCTGTTCGCCATCTGTCAACATATTCAATGGTCGGGACTGGTTTTTCTATGAT